ACTTCAATACTGCGGCATATCTGTGTCAGCTAAAAATACACGAAGGTGTGAAATATGCCTCATATCTTGACAGCGTGGGACTACCTACCGGTGGTATTGGACACCTATTACGATCTAATGAAATCTTACAATTTCCTATTCCGACACCTATAAGCGAAAGCCAAGTTGAATCATGGTTTCAACAAGATGCACCTATTTCTATAACAGGAGCACAAACATTACTTGGCATTAGCACATGGGGAGATTTATCGGATATAAGAAAACGTGCCTGCGCAGATCTATGCTACAACTTAGGTCAGAAAAGATTATCAAAGTTTGTAAACTTTATTGCTGCAATGAAGGCTTCTGATTATAATGCTGCCGGAACGTCTCTTAGAAACTCGGTATGGTTTACACAGGTCGGTCGTCGTGGTCCGAATATCATCACTATGATTGTACAGAATATAGACCCTAACGGTTGCGATAAAAAATTCCCAGGATAATATGGCTTGCACACCTCCAACAACAACCGCATCTGACGGTACACAAATATCTGATAATGCATTTCAGAATGCTCAGGAACTACTGACAGTAAGTGATGGTGGTGGCGACCCCACCCTTGATGGATATGATGAGAATATTGCCGGTGGAAATAATACAAGAGCAACAACAGGTGTCCTAATTGCAGGTAATCCTAATGTCGCAAACTCGACTGTTGCTGGCGGGCTAACTGGATCAATTCCTACACAGACTACGCCACCGCCGCCCATTGTGCTTCCCCCAGATGCAAGCAACGATACACCTAGCAAAGCCGGTAACGGAACTGTACCAATATCAACAACCTGGACAGGACTTTATACCGAGCCCCTGAGTCCAAATTTTACCGTAGGAAGTTTTACAACAAAGGCGGTCATGCCACATCCGCTTATTGATTATCTAACATATACTAAAGATATTAGATTTAACAATCTCAAGGCATTAGCCGTAAATGTAGCAGAACCATTACAAGCAAAATATGGACCAGTCAGAATTAACTCTGGCATTAGAAACGAAACTTCTACACCCACCGGTGTTAGTCAACATATCACAGGACAGGCAGCAGATTTTCAATTCGTGGGATGGAATTATGCGAGATATTGGGATGCAGCTCAGTGGATCAAAGACAATATCAATTACGATCAATTCATTTTTGAACATAGTTCGAGTACAGGATTAGCATGGTTTCATCTAAGCTTCAATACTAGCGGAAATAGAGTATCAACTGTTAGAACAAAAGTTATGACTATGTATAGAAACAAATACAGTCCAGGTCTACAACGATTCGGATAAGTCGTAATAAAAACTCTATAGAATTCTCTTGATAAATAACAGAAAGAGAATTTTATGGCAGCAAATCAAAAAGGTTTAGTACAACAGACTCGCATTACAAGGACACCATACTTTGTTGGTTTCAACACGGTTGGTCAGCCCAATCCTCCCTATTCTTTGACTAATATCGAATTGGTTAAGAGGGATATCAATAACCAATTCGCTACACCGCTTGGTTCTAGATTAATGTTACCGAATTTTGGTACAAGAATATTTGAATATCTGTTTGATCCATTTGATCAATATACAAAAAATGCAATCATCGAAGATGCAGTAAATGTAATACAGTCCGAACCACGTGTGGAACTTGTAAATATCGATGTATATCAGGAAGATCAAACCCTAACGGTTGCAATGTCATTAATGTTTAGACCCGAGTCCATAACAGAAAGCCTTTTTGTAACATTTTCTCTAACAGACAAGGAATCCTTCTAATGTCAGAAAGTATCAGACAATCTAACTTATTTTCTGGGGAAGATTACCAAAAAATATTTAAGGCATATCAATTTATTGATTATACAGCCTATGACTTCGACACATTGAAGCAGGCTTTATTAAATTATATTCAATCATACTATCCTGAAGATTTCAATGACTATGTTGAAAGTTCTGAATTTATTGCCATTGTTGAACTAATTGCATATTTTGGTACAAGTCTTGCATTTAGAACCGATCTGAATAGTCGTGAAAATTTCATCGATACTGCTGAACGTAGAGAAAGTATTATCCGACTTGCTCAGATGGTTAATTATGTGCCTAGCAGAAATATAGCTGCTAGTGGATTATTTAAGGTATCGGCCTTAGAGACAGATCAGCCATTGACTGATGCCGATGGCGTAAATCTAAACGGTGTCACAGTCTTCTGGAATGATCCAAACAATCCTAATTGGTTCGATCAATTTGTGCAGATTTGCAATGCCTCATTTAGTTCTCTTAACCCGTTTGGCAGACCCACTAAGAGTGGCGTAATTGGCAGTATTCCGACTGATTTATATCAGATGAATAATGTCACGCAACTTAATGTTGCATATCCTACCGCTATTAATATCAATGGTCAGACATATCCTATTGATATCTGTAATCCGGATTTTGTAACAAATCAGACAATCTTTGAAAGAGATCCTGATCCATCGAACGCATTTAATCTTATCTATAGAAATAGTGGATTAGGCGTATCATCATCCAATACAGGGTTCTTCTTATATTTTAAACAAGGTAATCTACTAAACATAGATACAAATTTTGACTTCCCTGTACCGAATAGACTATTCCCTATTGAACTACAGAATATCAATAATACTGATGTATTTGTTCAGGAAACAGATCAAAGTGGTGCTGTTATCAATAAATGGGTTAAGGTGCCTGCATTAGCTGGAGAAAATATTATCTATAATAGTATCCAGTTCGGCGAAAGAAATATATTTGATGTTATCTCAGGTGCAAACGATACTGTCACTGTAAGATTTGCTGATGGTAATTTTGGTAATGTTCCAACAGGATTATTTAGATTCTGGGTGCGTGTAAGTGCAAATCAAAATCTTATCATTCGACCTGATAATGCTCAGGGCTTACAAGTTAGTATTCCGTATATTGGTGTAGATACACAACAATATACACTAACAATCACATTCAATCTTGAGCAGACTATCGGTAATGCATCTGCAACAGAAACAAATGAACAGATCAAACTACGTGCTCCAGAGGTATTCTCAACACAATCACGTATGGTCAACGGAAGTGATTATAATGTTCTCCCACTTGTCTATGGTAATCAGATTGCTAAGTTGCAGGCTATTGACAGAACATATAGCGGTCAGAGTAGATATATTGATTTAGTTGATCCAACTGGTTTTCATAGAGACTTGATTATATTTGGTCAAGACGGTGCATTACTTAGGGATAATCAAAACGTGCTAGAACAGGTTGCGGATTCAACATCATCGGGAACAATAGATATTATTGTATTCAATGCGATTCAGAATGTATTAAGAGATCCAAAATTATCAACATTCTTCTACGATGAATATATTCCACAGTTTGAATCTACGATTAGAGTTAACCCACCTAATACCGGCAGATCATTATTAGAACTAGTTCCGACCATTGGTGATCCATCCGCATCATTGTTTTGGAGAACAAGTCCACAGAAGTTTAAGAATACCACAGGGTATTTTGCAGCAGCACCTAATTCGGTAGTGGCAGAAGCTTTAGTTAATACACTAACTCCGGCTAATATACCCGGTAGTATATATCAACCGTGGTCGTTTATTAAGTCGGGTGCAGTAGTTGAATTTGCAAATACATCAACACCTATTACATTAGCCAGTACGCTAAATTCTGCACCTGTAACTAATGTTATCCAAGCTGGATTACCACTAATAGTAAATGTTCTAAATCCATATGCAAATATAGGTCCGGTAGAATTAGGTGTCGAAGAACAAAATAATTTTGAAGCAGTAAAGGTATACCCTGTATTTAGAAGCACACTAAATTCAACAGAGATTCTTGAAATTACAACAACAATCAATCTTGGTGTATCATTCTGGATTTATTATGATTTACTTGCCGATGAATGGCATACCACTCAGAATCCCGGAATGGCCGCAAACCAACCCTTCCAATATGCAGCACCAGATGTTGTAGGCCTACAAGAACAAATATATTCAACGAATAATTGGCCACTAACACCAGCTGGTGGCATTATATATGTTAATATAGTGACTGATAGTCAGACTGGTATAAAGACATACGATATCACAGGTCGCGGCCGAATCTATGTATTTGAATCATACAGGAATGTTAGATTCTATTGGGAACCGGGACAGATAGTTATAGATAATTCAAGTGGTCTGGCACTACAAGATACTATAGAAATTATGCCATTTGTTAATACAAATAGTCTAATCGATAATAACGAACCACCGATACCTATCCTAAACCCACAGGATGTGTTTCTAAGAAAACAAGTTGATTTTGTTATTAGTGGCGTCTTTACACAAGATGATGGATATGTTGATACCGCAAAAGTGCAGGTATCTTTAGTTGATGATAATAATGATGGTATCCCAGATAATCCAGAAGGATTCAATCAGATTGTTGGTCCAACAGATAGAGTTGTATTTGAATTCTATAATAACGAAATAGCTGGTTATCAGAGTACACGTCCGTGGATCTGTAATTGGGGTATTGATTTACAGAATGTAACAACTGATCTATATGTTTATTTCCCTGTAGAATTTCCGGGAATAAGTACAGGATTGTTTAGTTCGCCGTATATTGCAGATCAACAATTATCCGGCGCCTCTATACTTTATCCAGATACTGTATCGGGACTTAACTATGTCTATTTAGATAATGCTGATTTATTATTCATTAATAATCTATCGCAGGTATCATTAAATCTATTAACACCGACAGCGAAAACTATTGCAAATCAAGTCACAGCATTTTTCAATAATATAAATCCTACAACTAATGCTTCTATCTCTGTATATTTTCCGTGGTTAAATGGAACATATAGTATCAATGATAAATCTGATATTGTGACAAATAGTTTCTTCAGTAAATCTTTTCTTATCTACGGAATTAGCCCACCGGGATATGGTATTTATTATAGCTTAGGATTTGAGGCAACTGCTAACGTGGTGCAATACCCAACTAATCAAGTTATTGTCGAATCTCTTGACAAATACCACTTTGATAAGAATGGTAAGGTTTTTACTCAGAATACCAGTATTCCAGAACTCAACAGATTACCTGTATATTTCAAGTGGAGTCATTACTCACCAATTGACCAGAGAGTCGATCCATCACCGACAAATATTATAGATATGATCACCATTACAGATGGTTTTTATAGAGATATGATTATTTGGAAAAATAGCAATGGAACTATTCTTACTGTTCCAGCTGCACCAACAACTGAAGAACTTAGAATACAATTTCAGGATTTAGATCAATATAAGATGGTAAGTGATGCAATGATTTGGAATTCGGGATCATTTAAGATTCTTTTCGGATCACAGGCAACTTCTGAGTTACAGGCAATATTCAAGGTTGTGAAATCACCATCTACTAATATCAGTGATAACGAAGTAAAGACAAAGGTAATTACCGCAATTGATCAATACTTTGATATTAGAAATTGGGACTTTGGAGAAAAATTCTACTATACAGAATTGGCAGCATTTATTCACCAACAGTTATCGACAATAATTAGCACGGTAGTAATTGTTCCTAGCAATGCAAGTTCACAGTTTGGTAATCTATTTGAGATCATAGCAGGACCAACAGAATTATTCATGTCAACCGCAACGGTAAACAATGTGCAGATTATTGCTAACCTAACAGATCAGAATCTTCGCGTCTAAAACTGGGTAGATAATTCTCGTGATAAATAATAGATAGATAACACTACCTATTATCGGAAACCTACATGACTCAGTATATCCAGAAACTGCCGGCAGTCTTTCAGACTGTAACTGAAAAGAAATTCTTTGATGCAACAATTGATCAGGTCTTTTCAAAGAAAGATAGCGATTATCTTGCTGGATATATTGGTCGTAGAAATCCTGGTAGTTATAATCCTGTAACAGACTTCTACCTACCCGAACCATCGAAAGATAGGACTTGGTGGCAATTAGAAGCTACTGCATTCGCACGTACCGAAGATACCACAAAGACAAATATTTTCTTCTATGATGATCTACTTGATAGAATCAATTACTACGGTGGCAACACCCTAAATCAAGATAGATTATTTGAATCTGAATATTACAGTTTCGGCCCGCCGATTGATTATGATATGTTTGTTAACTACCAGAATTATTACTGGGTAGAGCAAGGACTTTCAACTATCACCATCTACGGTGTTCTAGCATCGTCGATATTAGGACAATCTTCATACACGACACCGCCGAGTGCTGTACCACCGAACTTTACCCTATCAACCGGTATGACAATTATATTGGCTGATGATCCGTTGTATACACTTCCACACGTAATTGAAAATTTAGGTGGCTGTGCAGAATTACCAATAGTAAATAATGATCCTACTGGCGGTATAATTCTTGTTCCGCAGTTTGCTGATTTTACTGCTGGCACTGTATTTGAATTCCTACCGTGGGATGGATCGGTTGAACTATCAACCGGAAGAGTTATTCAGAATATCTACTGGGATGCAACTACATGGGAAGTAGAAACACAGCCAGGTAATGGCGATTATATTACAATCGAAAGAGGTGCCAGAGATAGGAACGCCTGGTCACGCACAAATAAATGGTTTCATATTGATACCATTTCTAAAGTTATTGCCGCGACAGGAACATCGTTTCCATCTAATGCAACTAGAGCACTAAGACCTATAATTCAGTTTATTGCTAATTTGGATCTATATAATTCGGGCACACAATTTAGAGATGATATTGTGTATGGATTTAGAGATGATCAACTTAATCAACCATTACTATTATCTAACTTTCAAAATCAACAACTTACTACTCTTAATAGCACCTATGCCATTAATCTAAGTAATGGCGATCTAGTAGCGTTTTTTAACGACACAACATCTTTTGTTGCAGATTTTATTGACTGGGATGTAAGCACATGGGATACCGCAATGTGGGATGCTGGTATAACAGAATTAGTAAATCAATTTATTTTTGTTGCTAATGTATTACCGGACGGTTCTGTATTTTTCTATCCTAAAACTTCCTACACAACACCTGTTCTCGAGGGTGATATTGTATTTGTTACCGAGGACGGGCCATACGATGCCGCCCAACGTGGATCAACGTGGTATTATTCAGCCGGTATCTGGCAAGAAGCATTTAATGATAAAATCTCTACAAATCAACCACCGTTATTTCAACTATATGATCACGATGGTGTTAAGCTCAATGATCTGGTAACATATCCATTGAGCACGTTTGGTGGTAGTAAGATATTCTCCTATAAGATCAATACTACCCCGGGTGCCACCACTGATCCTGTTCTAGGTTTTCCTATCGTATATACGGCATTAGGTCAGTCATCGGATATTATTTTTCAAAATAATCTAATGACAGATAGATATACCTATAATGGTACATTGCAACCAATCGATGGATATTACTATTACAAGACATCTATTAGTCCGATACTATATAATAACTGGAATCTTTATAATATATGTGATTGTGCAGATATTATTCCTCCACCACCTGTAAATTGTGTGAATGTGAGTAAACAGAGAGTTATTGACAAATATGTTGTTGGATACGGATCACAATACCAATTTAAGATAAGTGTTACGCCATATGGATATCCTGTATCGCCGGACATTATTGTATCGGTTAATGCTACCGAGATTACACCATATCTTCCTGTAACAAACGTAAATGGTTACACTCTTACGGTTATAAATAATTCAATATATGTTGACCTAACAGCATACCTAACATCGCTATTATCTGTCACACAATCTCAACCACCAGTGGTTGAGATACAGACATATACTCACGGACTGTTAGATCCAGCAGCAAATGGTTATTTTGAAATCCCACAGCAACTTGAAGCCAATCCAACACAACTTGAAGTTTTAGAAATTAGCGGTAGTGACCTAACACAACAGTTTTCTTCTATTATTGCAAACCAGATTGGGTTTACAGGCTCGTCATTTGGTGGAAGCAATAACTATAAAGACTCAAGAAAAAATAGATCTCTAGGTTTATATATTCTACAGAATGTTGCACCGGCTCTAAAATCTATGCTTGTTTCATCTTCAGATGATCTTAGCCTTATCGCCGGTCTTAGATTTAGTCAGGACGAATATACTAAGTTTAAGAGTAAGTATCTAAGTGTCGCACAACAACTTATCAATCAAGAGTTTAATCCTGTAGCCTACCATAATAATACAGTTATTATTACATCCTGGGTTGGTCAAATCCTGAAAATATTAAATGTATCTAAGGAATTTTCAAACGCCTTTGCATATTCATTTATGTCGGCAACAGGAACACCATTTTCATCACAAAATTTTGTTGGTGCTGGAAACAGTTTAGTAACTCTTACAGATTATGTAGATTTATCTGATCCAAGAAACGTATTGTATATCTATGATGTAACAACTGCAACAACAGAAAGACTATTGATTGTCGGCCAGGATTATACCATTGCATCAACCAACCTTGCTATTGATGTTCAACTAACGCTCGGCGCTGGCAGTAGAAAACTTATATTTTATCTATATAAGAATCCATTACCTTCATACATTCCATCGACACCTACAAAATTAGGAATGTATCCTACATTTGTTCCAAGAATCGAACTTGATACATCTTATGCCATT